AGAAAATGCCTAAAGGCGTCCTAGCATCAGATACAAGCGGCGAGCGTAAGCGTCCTATCGCTGGTGGCGTTGGAATGGGCAAGGCTGATGGCATTGGCGAACGCGAAGCCGGTCATATGGGCAAGCATGACGGTCGCCTGGGCGAAATGAAAGGTCATATGGGCGAGAAAGTCGTCTATGACCACAAACGCGTCGAACACGACCAAGACTGCTAAACGCAGTCGGTGATGTTGACGCATCACAGACTGCTAATCAGACATAAAAAGGCTTATGAATGACTGCTATCAATTCTAGTGCCAGTTGTTATGACTGTCTATTTTGGTTGCGTGGTGACATCCACGGCCAATGTAGACGGTATCCTATTGGCCAAATGAAACACATGAACGAGTGGTGCGGCGAATATTCAAAAATTCCCGTTGTCGTCGAGCCATATGAAGAAGTAATAAAAAAGCGCGGTCGTCCATCCAAAAAAGATCATGTGCCATCAATTATTGGGGGCTCAGGTGATTAGACCGCTGAAAGACAAGATCGTCGTCAAACCCGACGTACGTATAAAGAGCTCAATTATTGAAGTCGTTATGTCTGAAAAAGACAACATGGGCGAAGTAATTGCTGTCGGCCCATTGGCAGCTGATAAACTCGAGGTGGGTGATTACGTCCGCTTTGGCACTATGGGCAAAGACGAATACCTGAGTTACCACGAATATTACGAAAATAATGAACGCTATCTTGTCATGAGTTGGCAAGACGTTTGCTTTATTGAGGAAAATTGTGCCTAAACACGACAAACCAATCGCTCATACGACCACCGGCAAAGGTAAGAATTACAACCCTACCGAAAAAGGTGCGGGAATGACCGCGAAAGGTCGTGCTGAATACAATGCAAAGAATGGATCGAATCTAAAGCCACCAGCGCCGAACCCAAAAACAGAAAAAGACGCAGGGCGTAAAAAATCATTTTGCGCTCGAATGGAAGGTGTAGTGCGTAACGCTAAAGGCCCAGCGGAACGGGCTAAACAAAGCCTCAAAAATTGGAAATGTTGAGATGAAAGACGGTTTATACGCAAATATCCATGCAAAACAGGAACGCATCAAGAAAGAAAAGGCTGAAGGCAAGCCAGTTGAGAAAATGCGTAAGCCTGGCACAAAGGGCGCACCAACGGCCGCAGCATTTAAGCAATCTGCAAAAACAGCAAAGGGTAAGTAATGTTAAAAAAATCAGCCAGTCCTAAAGCATTCAAACAAAACATCAAGACCGAGGTGGCCGCGGGCAAACCAGTTAAGCAAGCCGTAGCAATTGCCTACGCTGAGAAACGTGAAGCACAAAAGAAAGGAAAGAAGAAATGAATATTAACTTAGAGCACACAGTAGACGAAGTAAACATGATTATTAAGGCGCTTGAAGAATTGCCTCACAAACTTGTTCACGCATTGTTGGTCAAGATTCACAGCCAGGCAATCCCACAAACGCATACGCCTGCTGAACCAATTGCAGACGCAGCGCCTGCCGAGACCGATACGAAATAATGGCTAATCCAGTAGGCAGACCTAGCAAGTACGATCCCGCCTTTTGTGAGCAGGTGATTCAGCTTGGAAAGCTAGGTAAGAGCATTGAACAAATAGCCTGCGAGCTCGACGTTGGCACTAAGACTATTTATAACTGGCGCGACGAACATCCTGAATTTTTACGTGCCTTGGACATGGCAAGAGAATTTGAGCAAAATTGGTGGGAAACAATTGCTCAAACGCACATGATCGAGGAAAAAGACGCAGCCAAGTTGAACGCCTCGATTTGGTCACGCTCGATGGCCGCACGATTCCCCAAGAAATACCGCGAGTCGACTAAGCAAGAGATTACAGGCGCTGATGGCGCACCATTGCTGCAAGGCATCGAAGTATCGTTTGTAACGCCTCCAAAGCGCGATGAGTGATGTTCAATCGGCAATAGCGAAAGCTCAGTTTCCTGTCAAACTGGCTTGTTTGTTTGAAAAGTCACGTTACAAAGTATTGCATGGCGGTCGTGGGGGCGCTAAGTCGTGGGGAGTCGCCAGGGCGCTATTGATTCTTGGCGCTAAAAAACAGTTACGAATCCTGTGCGCTCGAGAATTTCAAACATCAATTAAAGATTCCGTTCATAAACTGCTGTCAGATCAGATTTTCGATCTTGGATTAGCAAGTTTTTATGAAATCACTCAAACATCAATCCGTGGCAAAAATGGCACAGAGATTGCATTTGCAGGCTTAAAGAACAATGTTACGAATATTAAGTCGTTTGAAGGTGTCGATATTTGTTGGGTTGAGGAAGCTCAAACAGTCTCGAAAAGATCGTGGGATGTACTGATACCAACCATTCGTAAGCAAAACTCCGAAATATGGGTAACTTTTAATCCGGAACTGGAGTCTGATGAAACGTATCAACGGTTTGTGCTGCGGCCACCCGAGGATTGCATCGTTCAAAAGATCGGTTGGGCTGACAATCCGTGGTTTCCGCAAACCCTAGACCTAGAGCGTCGATCACTTCAGCAGCGCGACCAAGAGTCATACAACACGGTTTGGGAAGGCGTTTGCCGCCAGACGGTTGATGGCGCAGTATTTGCTCGAGAGATGCAACTAGCTGAGTTGCAGGGCCGCATTACTAAGGTCAATTATGACCCAATGAAACCTGTACACGCAGTCTTTGACTTGGGCTGGGCTGACTCGACCGCCATTTGGTTTGTGCAATTTATTGGCATGGAAACACGGCTAATTCGGTACATGGAAAGCAGCCAACAAACGATTTCTTGGTATTTAGCGCAGATGCAAACCTATGGATACATATATGACACGCTGTGGTTGCCTCACGATGCCCAAAACAAAACCCTCGCAGCAGCTGGTCGAACCATTGAGGAAATCGTACGAAACGCGGGATATAAAACAAGAATTATCGGCAAAACGCCAATTGCCGATTCTATTAACGCGGCGAGAACAATCTTTACAAACTGTTGGTTTGATAGGGAAAATTGCCACGATGGATTACAATGTTTAAGACATTACCGATACGAAGTTGACCCAGATAGCAAGCAATTCAGCAAAACGCCTGTGCATGACTCATATAGCCACGGCGCTGATGCGTTTAGATATATTGGGTTAATGGTTACTGAAACTAAAGAAAAACGTGTGGTGAAACACACATACTCTGCACCTGGCAATTGGATGGGCTAAAAATGGCTGATGATCTAGAAAACGACGGACGCATCGAGGATGCTAAGAAATTCCTACGATTAGTCAGCGACGCGGATTCCAACAATCGCTCCGAGGCGCTCGAAGATTTAAAGTTTGCAGCTGGCGACCAATGGCCAGTTGAAGTGCAAAACTCCCGCGGCCTTGAGTCTCGCCCATGCCTGACCATCAATAAGGTCGATGCATACGTTAGACAAATTACCAATCAGCAGCGCCAGCAGCGGCCACGCATCAAAGTGCATGGGATGAATAACCAGTCAGATGCCAAGGTCGCCGAGATCATTACAGGCATTTGCAGACACATCGAGGTCAATTCAGATGCGGACGACGCTTACGATAACGCTTTTGATTTTGCTGTGCGTATGGGTTGGGGTTACTGGAGGATAGATACAGACTATGTACGCGAAGATTCGTTCGATCAAGAGATTTACATTCGTCGTATATCCAATCCTTTTACTGTCTATTTTGATCCTAACTCGATTATGCCTGACGGTTCTGATGCTGAAAAATGCTTGATTACCGAGGTTGTAAGTAAGGATGTATTCCGGTCAATGTATCCGGATGCAGACGATGGCGGTAACTTTAACGCTCGCGGTACGGGCGACTCGAACGCTGAATGGGTAATGAAAGAGGATATTCGGATTGCCGAATTCTTTTATACAGAACGCAAGCGCACTAAACTAATCCTATTGTCCGACGGTACGCACGTTTACGAGGATGATCTGCCAAGCAAAGAAGCGATGGCCGCGGCAGGCATCGAGGAAATCTCGCGCCGTGAGACATGGAAGAAAGAGATTAAGTGGTGCAAGTTGACCGCAATGGAAATCCTCGAAGAAGGCGTCTGGGCGGGTAAATATATCCCAATCGTGCCGATCTACGGTCAGCAGTTAGTGGTTGAGAGCAAGCGTAAGAAGTTTGGCTTGGTGCGTATGGCTAAAGACCCTGCGCGAATGTATAACTATTGGGCAACCAGTATGACCGAGTCGGTCGCACTCGCACCCAAGGCTAAATGGTTGCTTGCTGAAGGCCAAGACGAAGGACATGAGAATGAATGGGCGCAGGCTAACATTAAAGCTACGCCAGTATTGCGCTACAAACAGACCGACATTGATGGTCGCACAGCTCCACCACCAACCAGATTGCAGCCTGAACCACCACCTGCCGGTGCAATGGCCGCAGCTGCTGGTATGAATGCTGATTTGATGGCTGTGATTGGTATTTACGACCCATCGCAACTGCCAAACGGTAATCAATCGGGCAAAGC